CCGCCCCACAACAGATCGGGACCGCGCACGACGCAAAAGCCCCGTTCCTCGAATGCCTGATCGAGCAAGCCGATGCCTGGGAAAAGCGATAGGACAAGTTGGGTCATCAGATCACCCCTGCTTTCGCGCTGCCAAAGTGCTGTGGATAGAGGCCGCGCTTGATACGATCGACGTAGAAGCCTGCGCCGAGCACCTGGTCGTAATGTTGCGCTTCCACTTTGCGCGTTTCGTCGTTTTCGCAGAACCTGATCCAGTCCTGTACGTACTCTTCCGAAACGTGATCGAGTTGGGCGAGATCCTGCGCGACAGTTCGGTCGATTCCCAGATACATCATCATCAGTTCGGCTTTGCGCGCGACGAGACTTGGCTGATTCGCCGATGATGATGCTTCAATTGGTTCTTTCCTGCTTGAGTTCCTTCTTATGGGGTTACTTCTTTCGTTCACTCTGTGAACACTAGCGTTCACCTCCTGAACGGGGTGTTCACTGTGTGAACGCGGGTGTTCACTGTGTGAACGCTTGGAGTAGCGTGAGAAATTGCGCGCCCATACATCCGTGACCGTGATCGTGAGTGACCCGAAGTTTGAGAGGTCACCGATTCGGATGAGTCGTTTTGTCGCGAGTGATTTGCGCGACGCGACAACCTGGCCGATACTCATGTGACATTTCGCGGCGGTCCTGCGCGTGCCCTCCCAGCAGTTGCCGACGCGCTTATAGTGGACGAGCAAGCGAAATTCGTATGGCGTGAGATCGGCGTCGTCGTAGAGATTGGGTAACTCAATGCGCCATTTGCGAAGATCGGAGGCGTCGGCGACTCGTTGGATCTGTTTTCTTGTTTTCATTTTGATTTGTTCAGTCCTCTCTGTTCGAACCAAAATACATGCTTGGGGCGGCTTGGCAGAGTGATGCCAAACTTGGAAAGAAACTCGATCTGTTCATCGCTGAAGAAGACTGGGTTGTGTCGGGTGAGCCATTCGCGGTATTCTTCAAGCGATTTAGTTTTCTTCCTGGAGTTGCAAGAGCGGCAGCGGGGCACAAGGTTGTTGGGTTTGTCTTTCCCGCCGTGCGACAAGGGAACGATGTGGTCAATGGACATGGGTTCTTCTGTCTTGCCGCAATACCAGCAGCGTCCGTGGGATTTCTCCCAAATCTTTTGCCTGGTCGCTTGGCTAACCTTTACTCCGTTGTTGGCGCTCATGCTTGACCTCGTGTGTTATAATTGAGTTGCCGGCTCGTCCTCACTTTGACCCAGGTATCCTCTTGCCCGGAGACAACTGAATCATGTTGGAAGACGATGTGACTGCGTTCGGCACCGCTTGCCGCGCGGCGGGTCTTTCGCCGCGCACGTGCGCATGGTATGCTACGAATCTGGCGCGGCTCGTGAAGTTTGCTCACACGCGGTCGGTTGACACCGCGTTGCTGCGCGAATCAATTGCGGAGATGCAGTCGCGCGATCTCTCCTCTGCGACGGTGCGTGGCTACATCCGCACGCTCAAGCGGTTTTATCACTGGTGTTGCGACGAAGAGAGATTGGTGGCTGATCCTAGCGAGCGCATTGTGATGCCGCGGGCGCCGAAACGCGTGCCGCGCGGTGTGGCAATGTCAGACTTTACGCGTCTGCTTGATGCGGCGGCAACCGCGCGTGACCGCGCGTTCTTGTTTGCGCTCGCGGACACCGGCTGCCGCGTTTCGGAAATCTGTAATGCGCGGCTCTGTGACTTGAATTTGAAAGACGGGATTTTGTTGGTTTGTGGAAAAGGCAATCAAGAGAGATTTGTTTTTCTCTCTTCGCCAACGTGCGAAGCGCTGCGAGCGTGGTTGAACGCGCGCCAATCGGAGACCGATTGGCTTTTTACAAAGAAGGATGGGGGACGATTCGTTTACACTACTGCGCGTGAACTGCTGCGACGGCTGAAGGCGAAGGTGAATGGGGTAGGGCGGTGCAACCCGCACGCCTTCCGTCATGGCTTTGCGCGCGAATACTTGCTTAATGGAGGTGATCTGGCGTCGCTTTCGGACCTGCTGGGACATCGTGATATCGCGACGACGAAAATCTATGCGGTGTTTGCGCGCGATGATCTCAAGAAGAAGCACGCCGCGCACAGTCCTATTGCACGCTTGGAAAAGACCACCTGACTCTTAATCATTAGGTTGAGGGTTCGAGTCCCTCGCGGCTCACTGGCAACGCGTGCCGACGCGTTGCTGAATCGTCCCGCGTCCGGCGCTGTCACGCTGGTGGCGGGTAGGGGCGAGATGTCTTATTTGATGTCTCGCCCCTGAACCTTCTTGGCGAACGCGAGCACTGATGCGAGGGCGATGAGGCGCTGGCTGCGCGGCGCGCTGGTTACCCGATGGGCAACTAGCTCGCCGGCATCGCAGAGACGATGGACTGTCATGACGCTGACATTGAGTAGCTCTGCGGCGCGCTGGGCGGTGATGGTCTCGCGCGCGGTTGCCTTCGGCACTTGCTGATCACCTCCTTTCCCCTGTGCGGGTTCACAACAAACACGAGTATAACACATCTGGGGAGCGATGTCAAATGCTGTTGGTTAAAAAATTTATATCGAGAGCGTGGCTAAAACTGGTCTCAATCTACAATCAGAATCGGGTGATCGTGGTGGTCGCGGTGGTGGTCTTGCTTGCCGAACTCGCGGCGCGGCTGGGCTGGCTACTGCCCGATCGGTTGCGGTTGCGTTACCCTTGACGTACACGAAAAATCGTCGTATGATGACACTATGGCAGCATCAGTGCTAGTGCAACACGTGACGCAGTTGATTGGCTTGACGGTCAGCGCGCTGCTCGCGCTGGAGCACTGGCGCGGCACGGTGCGCTTCACGGTGCACATCGACGCGGATGCCAAATCTGTGAAGGTCGTGCCTGAGGTGTTGCCTGTAGTTTGAAACCCTTTTTGGTTGGGTGCTAGCCGCTTTTGCCCTTTAGGACATCCCGAAAGACTAGCATAGGAGGTGTCTGAATAGTTGCCGATAGTATGGAGGATGATGTGTGATTGCATTCTATGACACAAACTTATCATATCGCCTGCAGTTTGGATTTTGGCGCATCTGTGTCGTGGTAGATTGGTGGTATGATCGGTCAAGTCGGGCTTTTCTGAATTGGCCACTTGAAGCGCGAGTCTACTTCCGTGTGGTAGGATTGTTCTCATAGAGAAAAATAGTCTCGCCCGCGCTGGATCGACGCCGACGCGAAGAGCGTCAAGGTGGTGCCTGAAGTGTTGCCTGTGGCGTAAAGGATGAAAGATAAAAGATGAAAGATGAAGAGCGGGATTGAAAGCGTAGTCTTTCATCCTTCATCTTTCCGGATTCATCTTTTAATTCTGCCGTAAGCGTAACTGCGCGGCTCTCTGAAAATGAGAGTCGCGCTTTTTGTTTGGAGGTCGCCATGACCGTGTTCACATTTGTAATGGCACTGATCGCGATTGGCGTGCTGCTGGCGCTGGCGGCGCGTCTGGCTGCGCACGACAATCCGTACTGGTGATCGCGATGTTCCTCTTACTTGCCCTCGCGTTCGGCGCGTTCGGCTTTTGGCTGGGTCGCCGTGTTCCCCGTTACACAAACTCTAACTCTATTTCTCCAGGATGGCGTGATGAATGACGCTTTGATTGACGCACTGTTGCAGAACGTCGGCTTTGCCGCGCTCTTCATCGTGCTGTTTACTTGGACGTTGCGCGAGAACACGCGGCGCGAAGAGCGCTATCTGTCTCTCCTCGACTGCTATGGCAAGCAGCTGGAGCACATCGCGATCACGCTCTCGCAGATCGAGGAGCGGATTGAGCGAAAGGAGAATTGAGATGAAGTGGTATCTGGTTCTTTTGGTTGCGGTGATCGTGATCTGTGCGCTTGCGCCGCAGGCCGCGGGCGCTGAAAATCCACAGCCGTATCAGTTTGCGCTCGTGAAGTGCTCGAGCTTGTCGTTGTCTGAGGTGCAGTCCGCGAATCAGATGTTTGACACGACGTACGGCTATGAACACCAATTGACCACGCCGGCGCAGTGGCTCGGAACCTACGAGGCGCGCGTAAACGAATTCGCCTCGTCGGTCGGTTGTCCGCGCGTGCTGGATGGCGGCCAATTGACGTTTTGGTACAAGATTTACGCGCCGACCTATCAGCGCATTTTGCGGAACACGCCGCCATGACGTCGAGGCCTGACTTTCTTGCGCAAGTGTGCGCCGTTTCGTTGATGGCGCGCAAGATGGGCTATAACGACGTGGCGGTGTGGATGCAAGCGATCGTGATCGAGCGTGACGTCGTTCTAGAATGAGAAAAAACGCCGTCGTCGTCGAGCGGACGTAAAGCGCGGGTGGAAACCGATGGCGGGAGTGAAAGGTAGAAGTGGGCGCAAGCCCGATGCGGAAATCGGCGCGCTGCGTGCGCTGATCGATGCGGAGTTGAAGCCGCGGGACTGGCGCAAGATGATTCGGGCGGTCGCGACGAAGGCAAGCGCAGAAGGCGATGCGCGCGCGTTTCTCGCGCTGGCGCAATATCGTTTCGGTTTGCCGACGCAGAAGATTGCGGGCGATGATGCGCTGCCGCCGATCGTGGTGTCGTCGTTGGTCGCGGTCGAGCCGAAACGAGCGGAGTCCGCAAGGACGACGGGAGCAGCGCGAAAGGACGACGGGAGCAGTAAGTGTGTCGCTTGAACTCTGCGAAATCATCGGCGACAAACTGCGTCTCAACTTTCACGTGGGGCAATGGCAAGCGTGGCAGAGCGAAAAGCGGATCACGCTCATGCTGGCGGGATCGCAAGGCGGCAAGACCGCTTTCGGTCCTCACTGGTTACTGCGCGAAGTACAGCGTTGCGGGCAAGGGGACTATCTCGTCGTCACTCCAACTTTTCCCCTGCTTGATCTTAAGGCCCTACCCAGTTTCTTGTGGCTTTTCTCCACTGTCCTCGATCTGGGGCGTTACACGGCAACCCCGTCGCGCAAGTTCACGTTCTCGCCCGAAGGGGAACGGCGTCTCTTTGAAGCATACGATCCTTACAAATCCACTCGCGTAATTTTCGGCTATGCCACTGAGCCTGAATCGCTGGAATCGGCGACCGCGCTCGCGGCGTGGCTTGACGAGGCGGGGCAAAGGCGTTTCAAACTGGGTTCGTGGGAAGCGATCTTGCGCCGTCTCGCGCTCGCGCGGGGGCGCGCGCTCATCACGACGACGCCGTACTGCGCGAACTGGGTGCAAAGTTTGCACGACAAGGCGCGGGCGGGCGACCAGAACGTTGCGCTCGTCCAATACGAAAGCATTTTGAATCCCGCTTTCAGCACTGAGGAATTCGGCGAGCGGGCGCGCGATATGCCGCGTTGGAAATTCAACATGATGTATCGCGGCTTGTTTGAGCGCCCGCCTGGTCTGATCTACGACGCGCTCAAGCCGTTGACGCATTTCGTTCCACGCTTTGCGATCCCGAAAGAGTGGCGGCGTTGGATGGGTTTGGACTTTGGCGCGGTGAACATGGCGGCGGTGTGCGTGGCTGAGGATCCTGAAACGCAACGGCTCTACGTTTATCGGGAATATCATCAAGCGGGCGAGAGCGTGACGGGACACGTGCGGCGCTTGCTGCGCGGCGAAACGCTGCCGCTGCGCGCGGTCGGCGGCGCGGCGAGCGAAGACGGTTGGCGGAGCGAGTTCAAGCGGGCGGGGTTGGGTGTGACACGCCCGCGCGTGGGCGAAGTGGAAGTGGGGATCGATCGCGTTTACGCGGCGCTGCAAACTGAATCGCTTTTCGTGTTCGACGACCTGGAAGAATTGAAAGAGGATTTGTCGACCTACTCGCGCAAGTTGGATGAGCGCGGACAGCCGACGGACGAAATCGAGGACAAAGAAACATTCCACCTGGCCGACGCCCTGCGCTATGTCGTCTCGGAGATGCGCGGCGGTGGGCGCGTGATGCAAAGGATGAAAGTAAACTTGTATGGCGGGCAGTCTCTTCGAACTGGATGAATTCAAACCGTACGCGGCGAAATTCTCGGCGCGTGTGACGGCATATCATCGGCGGCGGTCGTATTTCGACGGCTCGATCTACGGCGAACTGCGCGCGCTGCTCTCGTGGTTCTCGGTGCGGGCGTCTGCCGCGACGCGCCCGCTCTATCTGCCGCTCGCGCGGGCGGTGAATCTCGACGCTGGGGTGATTCCCTCGGGCTGGACGCTCGCGCCTGACGCGGCAACACTGGCGGTCCCGCTGGCGCAACTATTCGCTTGGTCGGACTGGCGGACGCAGCAAATCCGTTTTCTGCGTTACGGCGCATCGCTCGGCGCCGTCGGTCTCAAGATCGTGAACGACGTGGCTCAAAAGCGCGTAGCGATCCAGCCGATCTCGCCCGCGACGTTTCTGTTGGCGCCTGTCTCGATCTATAGCGACGTTCCCGCCCTGGGGCTGATTGTGGAGCAGCGCGACGACGGCGCGGGCGCATATGAATATGCCGAAGCGCACACGGCGGGCTGGGTGCGAACATATAGAGACGGCGTCCCAACCGATTTCGGCGGTCGCGGCGCGGCGTATCCGAGCGGTCTCGATTTCATTCCACTGATTGAGACACAGCACATTGCAAGCGACGACGGGCTGGGCGAAAGCACATTCGAAACGGTTTTGCCGATGCTGGACGAAGTCAACGCGCTCGCGACGAACTTGGCAAACCTCGTAATCCAGCATGCCGAGCCGCAGTGGGCGATCTCCGGTGTGGACGGCGGCGCTCCCGCTGCTGGCGGCGCGGAAATGGGCTTTGCGCGTGGCGGGGATAATGTCTGGTTCATTCCCGATCCCCAGGGCAAAGCGACGGCATTGGTCGCGCCGATTGACGTGAGCGGCGTCCTCGAATTCATCCGTGAAATCCAGCAGAATGTCGCGGCGGGACTGCCCGAACTCGCTTTTGACGAACTGCGCTCGAAACAACAGATAGCGACGACGACGATTGAATTGCAGTTGATTGAGTTGGTTGTGAAAATCCAGATGACGCGCCCGAATTACGATCACGGCTTGGCGCACGCGGTGCGCTTGGCGGGACGCGCTGCCGCGCAAAGCGGCGTCCGCGAACTGGCGGCGCTGGATGATGAAAAATTCGCTTTCGATCCTGACCGTGAGATACTGCCGTTCCTGGCGCGGTCGGCGGGGCTCGATAAATCGTCGCGAGACGTAAAACCTGGGAAGGAGCAACATGGCTGACGAACCCAGTGTGCCCAGTGTGCCCAGTGTGCCCAATGTGCCCAATGAGCAATCTATTCCGTACGCGCGTTTTCAGCAGGTTGTGCTTGAACGGAACGACCTGAAAACCCAACTTGATGCGGCATTGGCGAAGGTGACGGAGATTGCGAACAAGCAAGCAGGATTTGAAAAGACGATCAATGACCGCGCGGCGGAACGCGATGCCGCGCAACTCGACGCCCTGCGCTTGCGCGTGGCGGGCGCAAGTGGACTCCCGCTCGACTTGGCAGAGCGGTTGAGCGGCAAGAGCGAAGAAGAATTGAAAGCAGACGCGGCGAAACTTGCGGCGTTCGTCAAGCCGCCGACGCCTGGCGTGCCGCCCGCGCCGCCTGGCGCGCCCCCGCCTGCGCTCGACGTGACACGGATGACGCCCGACGAAATACGACAGAACGCGGCGAAACTCTGGCCGCGGAAGTAATTTCGGATTTCAAATTTCAGATTGATGTTCCTCACGTGGTTGTTGCACGTAAAAAACGAACTGAGGCGCAAATAACTAAAACCACAAGGAGGACGAAATGGCTGATGCGAATCTCACCATCGGTTTGACGCACGAAGCGGCGAACTCGATTGCAACCATCGTGGCGGCGAAAGCGTTGGGACACTGGAAAGCCAATGCGGTGCTCGCGCGGCTCGTCGCGCGGGACTGGGAGAACGCGGTCGCCGAATTTGGCAAAACCGTGAACGTGACCAAGCGTGGCGCGCTCTCGGTGAACGACAAAGCGGAGCATGGCAAAATTACATTGCAACAGCCCGCCGACAGCGCATACGCGATCACGCTCAACAAGCACAAGGAGGTCTCGTTTGCGATTGAGGATCCCGCGCGCGCTTTTGCGACGCCCGATCTGCTCGACGGCTACATGGAAGACGCGGTCAAGGTGCTGGCGGAGCAAGTGGATAGCGATATCGCCGCGCTCTACTCGGGCCTCTCGCAGACCGTCGACGCGACGGGCGCGGCGGGACCGATCGCCGCCGAGGATTTCATCGAAGCGCGGCGACTCTTGAACGCCGCCAAAGCGCCGCTCTCGGATCGTTTCGCGGTGCTGCACGAGGACGCCGAAAGCGAATACCTCGCGGTCGAAGAGGCGATCAACCTGAGTTACGCGCAGAGTCTCGGCGGTGCGCTCGCGAACGCCTACACGGGGCGCTTCGTCGGCTTCCAGACGTTCCTGGATCAGAAAATCAATGTCGCGGCGGCTGTGTGCGAGAACTTGTTTTTCCACAAGTACGCCATGTGTCTGGCAACCCGACCTCTGCCGTTGGCGGAGGCGGGCTGGGGCGCAGTGCAGAAAGTGATGTCTGAGGATGGCGTGGGTTTGCGTGTGACTCTCTCGTACGACACGGACCTGCTCGCGGTCAAGTGCACGCTCGACGTGCTCTACGGCGTCGGTGAACTTGAGGATGCGTTCGGGGTCGTGGTCAAGACGACTGAAAAGTAGCAAAGTAGGGTAGGGGGCTGGTCTCCCTACCCTGCGGAGGAGAAAATGAGCATCACGGATGAACAGAAAAAGCAGTTGATCGGGATCGTGCTGAGCGCGATCATCTCGACTGTGATCATGGTCGCGACGCTGTATGGTTACGACGTCAATGTTGCGCGACCGCCTCAGCCGCCAGAGGAAGGCGAAATCGGCGCGCAATCCACGCTGGCTGGCGGTGTGGATTGCAAGTCGTCGAGCGCAAACTGCGTCAAATCGCGGTATGGGCGAAACATCATCGTCTACAGTGATAGCGGCAGCACGCAAAAGTTCAAGGTGACGGGCTCGACGGGCGTTATCGGTCTGGTGGACGGCTCGGTATCTGCGCCGGTCTTGGGTTTTGCGTCGGATACTGATACTGGCTTCTACCGCATTGGCGCGAATAACCTCGGTGTCGCTCTCGGCGGCTCGAAGGTGCTGGACGTGCAAACAGGTGGACTTTCGGTGACGGGCAATCTGACGGGCACGCTTGGCACAACCAATCAATCCAATGTGACCAATCTCGGGACACAGACCTATTTTACGGCAACTAACGCGACGATCACGACGGGCGCGGTGACAACCGAGACAGTGACATCGTTGACTGCGACGACAGGCGCGATCACGAACGGGACCGTCACAACTGCGACGGTGACGTCGCTCTCACTGGATAGTGGGACGTTCAGCGGCGCGTTTCGGAGCGGCACGTCCGCTACTTACACTTCGGGCGCTGCGATCACACACGGCTACAGCGTGACTCCGACGGCGTGCCTGGTCTTTCCTCAGCGGGACGTGACGGAGACGGTGACACTGGGCGCGACGACGTTCTCTTCGGATCGCGCGACCCAAGCGTCGCCGATCTACTGGATTTGTGGGAAGTAGGCGACATGGCGAAGAAACGCGTAGCGACTACGATCGATCCCACCGATGGCATCTCGGCGGACGAAGCGGCGGTGGCGGGCGCGGCATTGGCGCAGCGGCGCGACGAGGCAAAAGCGTATTACATTGTGAACCCGGCTGGCTGCGTGCATGGGGTGACGCGCGAGCATGCGCGCCGTCGGCTCGCGCTGGGTCGCGGCTGGCGCATGGCAACGGAAGCGGAGATCGCCGAACTGAAACGGCGCAAGGGGCATCAGGAATTTGACAACCCTATCGCGCCGCGCTGGTCACCCGAACCCGACGCGTTGCCCGAGGTAAGTCGTGAAGCGGCAGAGTAAAAGCCGCGTCAGGATCCGCATCAAGCCCAGGCGCGCGGGCAGTTTCCGCGCCTGGGCAAAGCGGCATCACTATAGCATGACTGAAGCGATCAGGCGCGGTATGCGCGCGCGGTCGCCGACGATCAGGCGCAAGGCGAATTTCGCGCGCAACGCGCGGAGGTGGCGACATGGACGGCGTAGACGGTAAATTGCTCTTGGCAGTCATTGGCGCGGTTTATTTTGTGTTGGCGTCCGTCGTGATCTGCTTTCCTCGGCGCGCCATAAAGAGGGACGGCGATGTCTAACTCCTCTCTTACCTTGACTACCCTGCGAACGCGCATTCAGAACTTTCTGGTGGACACGGGTGCCGCAACCTTTCCGTCGGACACAGTGGACGCGGGTATCCGCCTGGCATTGCAGGAACTGTCGCGTGCGGCGTGTGAGTCGGGCGCGACAGTGCGCGCAAACGACGTGATCGGGACGCTGACGCCGACCGTCAACCAGCGTGAAGTATCGCTCTCGACACTGACGGGCTTGATCGATGTAACGCGCGTCTGGTTTCCGTACGAGTCAGCCGACCCAACGGAGCGCCCGAACTGGGTAGATTTTGAGATTTGGTGGAACGCGGGAACGCCGACGCTCTTTCTCGATATCGCGGGTGTGCCTGACGGCGTGGATGTGGCGCGCATTTTCTACCGCAAGCAACACACGCTCAATGCGCTGGATTCGGCGACCGCAACGACGTTCGACGCTGCAATTGAGGATGCGCTGTTGATTGGCGCGGCGGGTCATGCGTGTTTGGCGCGCTCGATGGATCTGAACGAAACAGCAGCCAACATGGCAGTCAGCACGCCGAACTACGCCGCGCTCGGCACGCGTTTTCTGCGCCAGTTTCGCGAGAGTATCATGCCGCGCTCTCTCGCTTTCAGCCGTCGTGTGCGGCGGGCGATGGTGATCGGCTACTATGACCCCAGTCGCTTGGAGTGGGTGTAGGGCGAAAAGATGAAAGATGAAAGATGAAGGAGTGAAGAATGATGGGTAAGCGTTTTCGCAAGTTCATTGAGCAGCACGCGCCAAAGCCCGAGGCGGCGGGCGTGCTCACCGCGACGTTGATGATTGACTTGAACGCGCCACAGCAGTATACGCTGCGCTTCGACCGCGACGACGTGAACGGCGCGCTGGTTCTGCAAGCGTTGTCCTCGCTGCGCGACGACCTGCTTATTCGCTTGGCTGTGGCGCGTTTGCAGCAGCAGTCACCCGCCGCGCCGCCGACGCCTGCGGCTCAGCCCGCCCATGCCGCGCCAATACATCCGTAGACCGCACCGCGTCACTCGTCGGGGAGGTGATTTTACCGACCTGGACGAGATTGATTTCGCGCGCGGCGGGGCAACTTCCTCGATTATCTGGCGTTCCAAAAACGCCTGGCTCTCGCCAACTGGCTTTGTGAGTTTCGGCGCGCCGCCGCCGATGCAGTTTGGCGATGCTGGCGCGTTCCTCGGTTTCGACACGACTCCGAAGTTCTCCCTCTACGCGGACGCTTCCAACTTCCTCAAATTCGACGGCGCGACCCTAACCTGGTCGTCCGCCAATACCTCGCTCGATGCCGACGGCAAACTGACCGCGACAGGCGCGACGATCTCAGGTACGCTGACGGCGACTCTTGGCGCGGTCGGCGGTTTTGCCATTGGCGCGGACTATGTGCGCGATGCGGCAAACTCGTTCGGGCTGGCTAGCACCGTCACCGCGGGCGACGACGTGCGCTTTTGGGCGGGGTCTACGTTCGCGAACCGCGCGACCGCGCCGTTTCGCGCGTATGAAAGTGGCTGGGTCGTCGCTGCGAACCTGACGGTCACGGGTGGCGCGATCGATGGGGCGGCGCTGAATAACGTGAGTGTCGCCGCGTCCAAGATTGTCGCAGGCACCATCACCGCGAACGAGATCGCCGATCTTACGATCACGGGCGGCAAACTGGCGAATGCGACGATCACCGCGACTCAGATCGCTGACCTCGCGATTACCACAGGCAAGCTCGCGTTCCTTGCGGTCACGGGCGCGCAAATAGACAATACGACGATTACCGCGTCCAAGATCGCGAACCTGACGATTACCGCGACTCAAATTGCTGACTTGACCATCACGGGTGGGAAAATTGCTAATGCGACGATCACGGGCGCAAACATCGTGGATGCGACCATCACGACCGCCAAGATCGCTGCCGCGCAAATTACTACTGCTCTGATTGCTGATTTGGCGGTCACGAATGCCAAGATTAATGACCTGGCCGCGAGCAAACTCACGGCGGGGACCATCGCGGCTGGAAGCATCTATCTGGGTGGGGCGAACTTCCTGCTCGATGGAACAGCGACGCGAGTTACCATCCAGGATGACCAAGCGATCCCGGTGACTCGGGTGAAGCTGGGCAAGACTGGCGTTGGAGCGACTGACTATGGCTTGCAGGTCTACGATGGATCGGGCAACTTGATTGTGGACATTGGCGGACTGGGGACGAACGTCGTCGGAACGAATCAACTCCAAGCCTTAGCCGTCACGTCCGCAAAGATTGCCAATCTGACGATCACGGCTGCGCAGATCGCGGATGCGACGATCGCCGCGTCCAAGATTGTCGCAGGCACCATCACCGCGAACGAGATCGCCGATCTTACGATCACGGGCGGCAAACTGGCGAATGCGACGATCACGGCAACTCAAATTGCCGACCTGGCGGTGACGACTGGCAAAATCGCGCTCCTTGCGGTGACGGGCGCGCAAATTGATAACGCGACGATCACGGCGTCCAAGATCGCGGTAGGCACCATCACTGCGAACGAGATTGCCGACCTCACCATTACAGCAGCGAAAATCACAAATCTGACCATTGACGCCTCGAAGATCGCTGATCTCACGATCACAGGCGGCAAACTTGCGGCGGCGACGATCACGGCGGACAAAATCAGTGTCACGAGTTTGTCCGCGCTCTCGGCTGACTTGGGCACGATCACCGCGGGTACGATCACGGGCGCCGTGATTCGCACAGCGGCTTCGCCGTTGCCGCGCGTCGAACTGAGCGGAACGCTGCTGGCGGGCTATAGTGATGCGACGACGAAACAATTTTATCTGGATGGCGCGACGGGCAAGGCGTACGCGGGTGGAAGCAAGGTTGGACTGACGCTGTTTGGCGTTGAATTACTGAATGACGAAGGCAGTTATATCAACTTCTTTCCCTCTGTTCCCGCGGGCTCGCTGAGTGAAGCGACCGCGCAATTGGTAGGCACTTCGGTTGGCGTTACACTTTTGGCGGTCAGCCGTGATGCCGTGACAAGTTCTGTGGTGAAGTTGAACGCATCTGCTAACAGCGGAGCGAACGGGTATAGTGTTATCATTGTGGAACAGAATGCGACCAGCGGCCATGGTTTTGCCGCAATTGGTGGGAGCAGTAACGCGACTTACACGTTCAAGGGACTTTATGTTGGGAATGATGCGGAGGACTGTTCTAATCCACTCGCCATGCTCGACGTGCGCGGCGACATTTGCGCCACAACTTTCCTCGATGCCCTCACCGACGGCGCGACAGGCGGCTTCCGCGCGGGCGCGGCGTCCGATGTGCAGTGGTATCGCAGCGCGGCAAACACTTGGCGCACGCCTGACAACGTCGTGATTGACGGCACGCTCACGGGTGGCGCTCACGCGCACGCGCACGCCGACCTGACAGGCGTTACAAGCGATCAGCACCACGCGCAAGCGCACCACGCCGCGCACGAGCCAGGCGGCGGCGATGCGCTGGCGGTGGATGCGGCGGCGGCGACGGGCAGCCTGCGGACGCTCGGCACGGGCGCGGCACAGGCGGCGGGGGGGAATGACTCACGGTTCTTCTGGGCGGCGGTGACAGGTGGGATCGGCTACAGCGGAGGGGATGTACTGATTGGGTCGGCTACCTCAGCCATTGCACCAGGTTCAGCTCAATTAGAATTATCTCGTGCTAACAATCCCATTATGGCTTTCAGACATCTTAATGCGGCGGCCGTGGGACAGTATGATTACACAGATTATTATTTCAAGAACACGGGCGGTACGGAAGTCATTGCCGCAAGAATTGCCGCTGTTCATACAACAACCCACGCTACCCAACCTGGTGCCGCTCTTCGGTTCGCTGTTGCACCAGCTGGCGGGACATTAACGGAACAAATGGTTTTAACAGAAAACGGCAACATTGGCACCACGGACCAATTCGGCGGCGGCGCGAAGGTGATTGGTCTCGCCAATGCCACAACCGTCCCGACCTCGAACCCGACTGGCGGCGGCGTCCTCTACGCCGAGGGCGGCGCGCTCAAATGGCGCGGCTCGGGCGGCTCGGTGACGACAATTGCGGCGGCGTGACGGCGAAATGAAGCGCTCTGACATAGTCGAAGCGCTCTGACCCGACCAACCCATCGAATCTGCGCCCGTGCCGCCGCCCGCCGCGCCGCGCACGCCGCGAACGAGGAGGCGGGATAGCGAGCGCACGCGGAGCGAAGCAGGAGGGTAGTGCGTGCGAACGTTTGCGCATTGCGGAGCGACTGGTTTTGAGCGGAGCATTGCGCGTGAGCGTTTACGCATTACCCGACTGCGAAGCGGAGCAGCGCGAAGCCCCGCCGACGAAGTGAGCCAGTGCGCCGCAGGCGGCAAGGCGTCGGGCGTCCGCTGTCGGGCGCGCGGTATTGCTATGCGATTAGAACAAGAAATCCCCGTGCGGCTTTTCGGGTCCACACGGGGATTTGAGTTTCTATTTAGTTGTGTTTGCGCTCGTGCGAGGATTCCATATTGCGTTTGCCGCCCCACACTTGGACAGTCCAAGTGTGGGGCTTGTTGCTGCGATCAGTGCGATCGCTCCCCGCGTGCGCGTTGATAGTTGATACGCGCCTGATCGCCGCTGCTGCGCGGGCGGGGCGGTGTGCCGCGACACCACTCATCCCCGCTCTTGTGCGAATACCAGACCTGACCGTCTTTCTCGTGGCGGCTCATCGCCTTGTTGTGGATCCTGCACCAGCCAGGATCTATCTTGTCTGGCTCGTCGAGCGGCTCGGCGTCAACGGCTACCGCGATCGGCGGCGCGTCGAACACGTCCGCGAACATCTGGCGGACCTGCTCGGCTTGGCGTCTGAGCGCGTCTGGCGCGCTCGCCCTGACCGTGACACATTCTTCACTGCCGTCTGGCGTGCGGACTTTCTTCCACCAGACGTAGGGCGGCTCGCTGTGCTGCGGCGCGTCCACGGCGGCGCGAATCTCTGCGATGGCGGCAAGGATCTGTTGCGCCGTGATCGCCTTCTGCGCTTGCTGCTGCGCCGCGGCTGGCGCGGCGGTGGTTGACTGCTGTTCCATGTGATCTGCTCCTTTCGTTCTGAATGTGTGGGCGTCGCACTCGCCCGCGGTCCACGGTGGGTTACGCGGATCTCAATTGTAGTTGCGGAGCGCGCGCCTGGTCCTGGTCTTTGCGATCTGGCTGCTTGATGCGCGTGCTGCCGTACTCGTTGCGTATGTCGTCAATCGTCCAATCCCCCTTTGCCCAGGGACTGGCGGGCTTGCCGGCGAAATACCACATCGCTTTTTTCGGCGACCATTGATAATGCGCTTGCTTGAGTTGGTCCTTGACTGGCTTGGTGTCGCCACTGACCCACACCCACACGCCGCAGACCTCGATACTGATACCCTCCAAGCGGATAATCCGCTCAATGGCCTCTCTCACCCGCACGTCTTGCGCGAACGCTTCCCCAAAGTCTGATTCGGTTGGGTCACGCCATTGATGCTGCTTGGCGCGTTGCCGCATTTCTTCGGGTCTGGTTGCCTGACAAAACGCGTCATACTGCGCATTGATGTCTTGCATTTCCTGCGTGGCGTTGGCGTTCTCTGGGTGTAGGTCTGGGTGATGCGCGTGGCATAGTTGGCGATACAGGTTGCGCGCTTCGTTTGTGGTCTGGCACTGGGCGAAATAGTTTGTCATTGCGCCCGCCCGACACCGAAGCGCGCGATCAGCTGCTGCTCGTGGCGGTAGTTGCGGATGACACATTGCTCATAATCGTCGAGCGCGCTCTCCATCTCATCCCAGTTGGCGGTCTGCGCGTGGTAACGCACTGCCACGTCTAGCATGAGATTGCGCGCAAACTCGACCTCATCCGCGTACTGTAAATCTACCTCGCTCCTCGGCACGCGGCAGAGCCAACCGCGTACGTTGAGCATGACGTGCTGCGCGATACTGGCGCGCGCACACTCAACGATCTTGATCTGTGTTGCCGGCTGTGATACAATTGTGTCCAGCATTTGGTCACCTCCGTTGACCGAGTGTGCCGCGCTTGCGCTGACACGCAAGCGCGGCTGTTTGTTTTTACGAAAGACGATTGACGCTGTCCATCCCGACCCACTTACCACCGCGAAATACTGGGCGCATTACGAGGAGTTGGAGCTTGTTGTGGTAGAGAATGACGTGGATGGGGCAAACAAACTTGCAGAATTCCACAATACCGCGCACGATGCCGAGATTTTCAACGAACATGCTAAGGAATTGCATTTTAACTTCCTTTCTGCGCGTGTAGGATGCGCGCCCCCAAAAAGATTGTGAAACTATACGCAAAGCGTGCCTTGCGAAGCCAACGGATACCAGCGCCATGCGCCAAGCGCACCCAACGGACCCTCTGCGATGCGCCACGACCCGCCCAAGGCGGGCAACGCGCCGCCGCCAAAGCCACAACAAAAGACGAACACAGGCAAGTGCAGCGAAACACCGAGGCGGATTTCCGAAAGTGACCCGACCGAGGATGGCGAAGCGAGAAAAACAACGAGGATTTGAGACGACCGCACACACGCCGCGGACCGCCGCGCGAGAGAACCGACCCAGGACGAGGAGGGAAAAGCGGACGCCGCGAACAAGACGAACGACAAGCCGCGCTCTGCGAGAGCGGACCGCGCGAACGCCGCCGCGCCGCGACCGCAGGGGACATTGAACGATGAGACGCCGGCGACGTGCAACGCCGCAATGACCTGGCGGACGAGACCGGCGTATTGCGAGCCGAGAGCGCGCGAGCCGAGGAGCGAGACCGAGGACGTGATCGACACGTGAACCCCCTTGAGAATTACGACTAACTCTATTATACGGCTAATTCTGGCTTGCAATGGTATCACCGTTGCGATCTTTCGTATCACCGTTGCGTTCGCATAGTACTGGTGTTCGCGTAGTACTGACCCCCCCTTGATGAGAAATGTCTTGCGGCGAAGTTTGCCGCGCCTGGGGCGGACTCGGATTTTTCCCCCGGGGGAGAAAGCGTGAAGTGGAAGCGGGGTTGTGTCGGATGTATGAGTAACGCGCAAGTGAGATCAAAGTTGAGGAGAAGAACTGACTTCATGTGAAACCTAAAAACAACCCCGCTGGAACGGAACGCTGCCGTGCGGCGGGCCCTCTACGTTCAGTGGAACAAGCGATGATCTACCGCCGCAAGGGCCAACTGGCTTATGGAGCGGTAGCACCCAGCGAACGCATGAACGCCAAGATTCGACGAGCCGCTTGGGGACTGACTTTAGACGGCAACTGGCTGTGTTTCCCCCAGCGCCGCCGATAACAGTGGAGAGGACTGATCTGAGTTGGTTGGATAACTTGCAGCCATGAATAAACTGGGAGCAGCCACCTGGCGCCGTCCTGGCAACGTGCTGGGGAGGGCGAAAGGCATCCTCTACGTTCTCCGATCTCCTGCGCTTCTTGACTACAATGCCTAATTCTGGTATAATAGTCGTAATTCGCTAAACGGAGGTTGCGATGCGATTTCAAAAGCAAGTGACGCAGTTGGTGGATGCGCGCGGCGTCAAGCCCGATGATGTCTTGACGATGGCGCAGACGGCGGCGCGGCTGGAATGCTCGATCACGTCGGTGCAGACGATGCTGGATCGCGGACGGTTCACAGTGATCGTGGACACAGAAGCGCATGCGCGCCAGGGGCGCCGCCTGCTCTTGCGCGACGAGGTCGAGACATACGCGAGCAAGCGCCGCGCCCGCGCGAAATAAGGCGGGCTGCGGTGAGCGCGACAGCGGCGGCGCACTTTGCCAGCCCGCTGCTCGCGCCGCCGCTGTCCGCCGTGCCGCGAAATCGCGGCAGCATCCGATTGGCTTTGACCAACAAAGCGGAGGTGC